TTAAATCGAAAAGTTAGCAGTTAGCACCTCTGTCTTTTTTGGCCGGTTCACTTTAGCCACAGACACACTCATCTCAAATGTCTTTTGGCTCCAGCCTCCCTTTTTCACATACTCAGCTAATATAGGCGATGGATAAGATGATAAGATGAATTTTCCTTTAACGTTTAAAAGGCATTGCAATAGGCTTTCAAAATCATTTATAGTATACCCGTCATAGTGGCCTTGGTCTGCCTGGTAATACGGTGGGTCGCAGTAAAAGAAGGATTGCTCAGTATCCCGACTGGTAATAATCCGGATAGCGTCTGTGCACTCTATCTGTACGTCCTGGAGCCGTATGGCGTAATCTTCGGTAAAGCTATCCCTTTTATTCATAATCTTCTTTGAGGTGCACCGGGTGGTGATATCATAGCCCCAGGAGCCATCCACTATGCTGGCGAAACTTTGGGTGGCCAACACCCACACCGCCCAGGCGCGCTTCACCTCATTAAACATATCAGGATTGTTATAAATCACACTTGCTTTGCGATGCAAATCTCTTGAGTGAAGCGTTATCCTTACTTCTTTCTCAAGGCTCACAAAATCGTTCTGAACTACTTTATAGAAGTTGATTAATTCCTTGTTTGTGTCGTTAATCACTTCAACCTGGCTCATTTCTTTGGGCTTTGCAAAAAACACAGCGCCGCCCCCGAAAAAAGGTTCACAATAAAGTGAATGTGGTGGGATTAAAGCAGCTATCCGGCTGCAAAGGGTTTGCTTTCCTCCATAGTACGATATGGGTGTCTTCATTGTCTTTATTATTTCTGTTTTCATTGTTAAAAATTATTATTTTTGTGAGTCTCAATTTTGGTAATAAAAAAGGTGCGTACACACCGGAAAAGGTATTACTACCTTTGTCGTGGTGTGTACGCACCTTTACTATGTAGCAGATTGAGACCTGCTACATAGAGGCGGGGTATCTTAAAAAATAATGTGTCCTAAATCTATTATTGATGGAACACCCACAGTTGTACTAACATGGTTATACCACAAGCTTCCATCAGCGTCGACACGGAATAAACATGTGCCATATTTTTGCTCACCATCCCTTATGAATCCTACGGTATACATAGTTTTTGAAGGATGATAAGCCGTTGGTAGTGTTGTTATCTTATTACTCCATCCGCTAATAGGGCTCGATGGGCACATTACCGCACCCTTTATATGCACAAATCCGCTTTGATCTTTCATAAACGATAATGGATTATACATTGCTGCGTCAACATTTTCCCAACCCGACGCAAACGCCGGTTCCCCACTGGCACCCACCTGATGCCAGCTTTCCTGCTGTTTGGTTGCATATTGTGCGTGCGTGTGCTGTGCTAAAATATAAGATAATGTATCAATACTTTCAAGCATAACATTTTCTTCCGTGGGCGCAGTTAATGATAAGACAAAAACAGCCTTGTGGATTTCATACACATTATGCGTTGAATTATCTGAAAATGTTACATTTCCGGTTTGATCATAGGTTTTAGGAAATGTAATATAAGGCTCTTGATTACTAACGTATGGAATATTATGAGGATACACGTGATATACCTCACCAGCATGAAAAACAGCTCCCTCATCGACACTGTAATATGGAGATTGTGTGTTATGGAGAGTTAATCCGCAACCAAATAGGATAAAATCTTGAGCCGAGGTATTAGCCGATAACCCACGGCAGATATCAGTCAAGGCAAGGCGATAGGCATCATCCTGCCATCTTAAGTCGTTTAATGAAAACGGAAAACCGCCATTTATTTCTGTTAGTAATTTATTCATTTATTCTGTTTTTGAGGGTAAATATTTAAGAATAGAGTAACTATTCCCCTGTTGTTTATATTTGTTAATAAGCGATCTGAGTTTATTCAAATTTTCGGCTGAAACAGGCTCGGGGACATAAACAAAAAAATCAACGCCCCTGCTTTCTGAACGATTAAAAATATACACAGAATTAGCATTTTCTGAACGATTAAAGATATAAACTGGATTACTGCTTTCCGCACGATTTAATATAAATATGCGGTTATATAATGTATTATCGCTGATAAAGACATTAGTTGAGTTACCATCTCCATATACTAATTTGTTTAGCAAAAATTGTAACGAGGCTACCTGTCCAGTGACGAAAGCTTCTAAAAGCTTATCGGTACGCAAGTTTAAAAAGCTTACATATAATGTATTTAACGGCGTAACAAGACAAACTAACCAGGCTTTTTGCTTAAGCTTTCGCAAAAGGCTTGGTAGTAAATTATTAACAAGCTTATCAAAATCAATATTATACATTCGCTACGTAAATAATAGTAACAGTTAATGGAAAAAGAGGATCAATTTTGAAATACCCTGACTCTGGCTTATGATTTACAGCAATTTCCTCATAATTATTATCCGAATATTTATGCTGAAGGCTTACAAGCTGAAAATCATCTACACCGGTGGCGGCTAATACACTGTCTACACATAAGTTTCTACGTAAAATGCCATCAAAGGGGAGATTTTTTAAAAACGCGTCAATTGCAAGATCAACCGGCCGGCTGCCGTCATTGATTAGCGTGCCGGCAGGAGTCATAACAAGCGGATTATAATAAACTACGCCCGTTATCTTTAGTAAGTTAGAATTACTGTTAATGATAAAGAGGTGTGCACCGGCGTATTTACGCTTTGACATGTACGCTTGAAAAGCGTTCTCTTCATCTGTAGATAGCGGCATTAGTTCTCCTGCGTTCGTTTTAGCTATCTTTATTGTTATTCCTTCTGCGTTCTCAGTAGTAGAACACTGCGTTACTATCTGTTTCGATGAATCAATAGCAGAGTAAGCAATAAGACCACGGTCATCGACCAACACAGCATCTCCATATTGAAATTGTTTAGCGATTAATTGATACCACTGGAGCGTTCCTGGCTTTTGATTAGCTAATATTCCTTCAATCTCAGCCAGGAATAGATCATGCATTGTCTCAACGGTAAATATAGCCGTTGCCGTAATCCACGCCCACAGCCGGTAAATCGACGTTTTACTGGTCGTATTTATTACAGCCAGGTCTGCGTTTGCCTCTTTCGCGGCCAGTATGCTGTTAAAAATTGTATTTACGCTTCGAGCCATTAGTATCTTTTTACCTTGTTTTTAAGAGTAATAAATGTATAACCCCAATAGTTTACATCATTAATCAAATCGTAAATGTGTATATAATTCGAATCAGGAATATTAAAAATCTTTTCCTGTAAAACTACGGTAGGAGAACTGGCTGTGCCTGATGCCTGATAAGCCACATCAATGCGGAATGTGTTAAGGTCAATCGACGTAAGTAGATGTACGCCGTTATATACTGCTTTATTTCCCGAATACCCCGAAATTTTAACAAAACTCCCTGTTGTATAACCATGATGAACACATGTGAATGTTGCGTAGGTTGGTGGGCCTGTTACATATTCAACGACCGACTTTGCAGTATTGTTAAAATTATCCCAAACCCACACATCATCAGACAAACAGAGGAATCCTGATAAATCAGTCGGAACTCTTAACTTACAACCGGACGATAATTGAATAAGTAATGAAACATTTGTTTGATAATCACCATTCATGCCAAACAGTTGTAGTGTTGAGTAGGCGGCACTTTGCGAAACAATCATTGTCGCCGGACCCATTAGTTCATCAAAATAAACAGGAGTAATCCCATTACCATCATCAGAACAGGATATGGATTTAGGCATTAGTAAATTAAGCGTATAGAATAGCGTATCATAATCAAGTGAGTTAAGTAATTTAAGGCATGGATTAGAACCATTTTTTGTATAAAGATACCCATTATTACTTGCAAACACTCTTATAAATCCGGTTGGGATGGTGTCGGTAATAAGAGCAGTTAGCTGCTTTAACGAATATACCAACGATTCAGGCAAAAACTTTTCAACCGTCTCCGTTGTCCCAACCTTCTTTTTAGTATAAATCACGCCGTCATAGGTGTTAACAGCCAATTCCCCCAACTGTAGCTGAACTACAGTTGGGACTTTGTTAGAAACGTCACTATGCCGGTGTTTTACTAAAGTCATGTTTTAGAAATTAAAAGGTTCCTCCGTCTATGGTAGCCCCGGCAAGCGCGTTGTTAAGCGTAATCTTCTTTGTCGCAGTACCTATCACTCCAGATATTAAGTCGGTGGCAGCATCCATCGTAGTAACCGTCGCAGGCGCGGCTAAATCTAAACCAACCAACACCTGTGTTGCTGAAGAAATAAACGAAATTCCTGGAGCGGCTGAATTTGTCGCAATTTTAGCTTCTAACACGCCCGGATTCGAGTCGGACGAATTAGCCTTTACAAGATAGGTGTCGGAAATAATACCTAAATTTGTAATGAAGGTTGCTTTGTCAAGAAGCTTCATCCGTTGTTGTCCAGTAGCGCTTATGTCGATAAATACAATCTTATCGCCAGTGTCGAAAGAGGTTCCAGCGCTCAAATCCTCAAGATTCAAGTCAAACTGGTTACCATTCATGTCTATTGCAAAACCAGGAAGATAAGTGCTGGTACCGGCAAATTGCACAAATGTCAGGTTGGATGTTCCGATAGCGATACTATCTGTCGTGCACACCCAAGCGGTGTCGCCTTTAACAGTGCCGCCACTAACAAAACAGGCGGCGTTAAGTAATTCAGCTGCGCTGTCAGCATCCAAAGCACGCGTCCAGGCGGCAGCAGCTACGACGTAGATGCCGTTCGTTTTAGCGTCTGTTTGTCCAGCACAAAGAACGCGATCTCCGGCCACCAGAGCGATACTATCTATCGTCTGCGGAGCCGAAAGGGTGATGTTCGTAGTTGCTACAGCTTTTACCGGGTCCTTCCATCGCAGTCCGGCGATCAACTGGTCAACTTCAACCTTGCTGTAGACAGATAAGTTAGTCCGTGCAACTGCTTTATCGCTTAACCCCGCAAGGTTGTCGCTTTTCAGCAGATAATTACTCAAGTCGCTGTATTTACCTAAGAGGATTTTTACTGTCGCGGTTTGACAGATGTACAAATCGCCGGTATCCGTAGCAAAAAGAAATTCACCAGGGTTTAATCCCGTCGAGGGAAGGTTTGCGGCTAAGCCGCGTTTGATTTTAATTGTTGCCATATTTCAAAGTTTTTTGGGTTGTTTTTGGTTTATATTTTAAAATTAGAAGGTTCCAAGGTCGATAACACCGTCATCTACATTAAATCCTTCAATGTCTATTCCTTCATTTCCAGCCTCCTCAATCTGATTTACTTTTAATTCCTGCAGGTAGGTTTTAATACCTGCAATTATTTCATCACCGGTGGTGTGAACATAATCGGCGTCATTTATAGTACCACCGTTGGTACCGCCACCAGCCTGGCTACCGATCGCGGCAGCCCACTGCATTAAAACAGGCAAGTAGCTGGACAAAGATTCCTCTTGAGCTACAATCTCCTGAACCACCTTAATCGGCCATATAGTAAGCGACATTCCCGGAACCAGGTCATCAGTAATGCTTTTTATCTTGTCGGTATTAGCCAGCATTACAAGAAAAACCCCTTCCACACTGCTGTACTCCTGCACGGCAACGTCAAAGAGATTTTGACCGGGCTGTATTATTATGCTTTTAACTTTCATGATCTGCCACAATTACCAGATTGCCGTCTACCTTTTTTAACTGCTTTATCACTAAACCGTCTTTTTTAAATTGAACCCGGATTTCTTGTTTCACCTCGGTTTCATTTTCATCAAGTACCGACAACCCAACGCCTGTGGTAGGATATTGCTTATAATCTCCCGGCACAGCCATCAACAGTAGGGCTTGTTGCTGATTCAGGCATTCACCGGCCACAAAATCGCCATTAGCTACAGCTAAATCATAATCCTCGTCAAGCATTATGTCGTAATATTTTCCCATTATGCCGAGTGTTTTATTTTGTCGTTTTCGATACCTGAAAAATCTTCCTTGTCTATAATTTTTGCAAGAAGCGGTTTTAATGATGAGCTAAATGTCCCAGCGCTGCTGTCGGGGCTGGCTTGATTCAGCGCATTTATTACATCATCCAGACGTTTTGAAAACTTCTTTAACTCCTTTTTCAACACGTCTGCAAAAGCAGTTGTATGATCACCTTTTCCGAAGATTATAACATCTACCTTGTCAGTTTTAATAATGTGCAGATCGCGTAATCCTCCACCGCTCAAATCTGCCACCATTACCATACTTCCTTTTTGAGGTTTAATAAGAAGATTACCAGCCTCAGTTTCCTGGCAGAAAAAATGAACGTCCGGAAATTCTACATCTCCAACCTTTACAATACAATCAGTATCGGTTACAGTGATAACTTCAGCAACAAACAGTGGCACCGGAGTTTTACCGGCTATTTCTTTAATATGATTCCGTATTTCCCGTATATTATCGCTCATATTTTTGCCCCCGGAGTTATAGTACGTTCGCCACCTGCCTGACTAAGTTTTGTTTCTACCTTTAAAGCATAGTAGTTGCCATCCTTATATTCATAATCCTCGTCAGCAATACTTACCTTATAACCAGCATCACAATATGGAACGAGCCATCCGGTAAAATTCCCGGAATAACCGGTATAGCTTTTAATTTTTGCAGCTTCCTCAGCGATTTTTGTAAGCGATGGAATATCACTGATTCCATACCGTTTTATCGTTTCGGAATCCCCGCCCTTTCTACCAGCAGTAACACGGATAATCTTTCCATCTTTTCCCTTTCCTTCCACATTCACCTCAAAGGGCCGATCTTCCTCATTCCTGTATTCCAATTCGCTCTTTTCTATATTATACTGAAAACTGTAGGCTGCTGTGCCGAAGATCTCCTTGTATTGTGGATGCACGTGTAGCACATTATCTTTCAGATAAATATTTGCCTTACTTTCTTCCTGTATTCCCTTCAACACATCATAACCGGTGGTGTTGTGAATAACGTACTTATCGTATTTGAATGAATAATCACAGCTAAGCGTATAACCGCCTATCTGCTTACAGATATAATTAAGAATATCGGTAACGTCGGGTTTTTTAAACACCTTATTAGCGATAGGTTTACGAAATTTAAATATACCATCCTCACACATCAATTTTAATGAGCCATCATCGGTGGTTATAGATTCAAGATATCCGGAAAACTCAAGTTTATAATCACTATCATCTTGAGCATTATATGCCGCTTTAATAGTTACCACGTCTCCCCGTTTAATTTTATCTTCAACTTCAATAGCTTTATTAAAACAAGCACCAGGCAATACAATTTCAGCCGTGTCACTTAATTGCTCTACCGATTTAGTTATAGTAGCGCTATCAAGCATTAGCAGTTTATAATTTCCAATTTGTATCTTCCAATTTATATCAAACATTTCAGGTCTACGGTTTTTGAGGTTCTAAAAGGTCAAATATATCATCCGAGTAAGCTTTAATTTCGTAAGTTTGATTTTCTATTCCTTTTGTAAAGGGTAAATCAAAGCTTTCAATAACCATATACGTTATTCCAATTTCATTAAGTAATTCGCAGGAAACCTTTATTGATGTTTTTTTTCTTCTTAACTCATGTAATTTATTAATAATATCTACAGGGTAGTTACCATCAGAAGAAATAAAAACCCCAAATATGCTTATCTCTACATCATCTTCCGTCCAGTGCTCTTTAACTGTACCGCGGGCTTTGCCTTTAGCAACACTACGCCTGGTTATAATATCTTTAAAGGAAGTGGAAATAAATGGGTCGGTTGGAAATGTAAATTCAACATCATCAGCTTTTAATGTGAGTGGAAACTGATTTACAACCTTTAGGGTAGTATCATCAAACGACACGGTATTATTCGATGAATTAAGAATTACCACCTTACCTTTTAACCAGTAGGGCGGCAAATTAAATCCGGGAACTATTACGTGATTATTTTCCATTTTCTTTAGCTTGTTGATCTTGCCATTCCTAATATCCTTGCCATTACGCTTGCCATTTCACGCTCCATATCAGTTCGTTTTTCGGATAATGTTCCGTCAAAAACCATTTTTTCAACCATATTTTTAAACTGTATATTGATGGATGTGCTCCGTTTTCCTCCGGAAGAAATATCTTCAGTTGTTTTATTTGCATTGCCTAAGGGTGGTGTTTTTCCTGCAGGTTTTTGTCCGGCTATTGCCGCAGGCACTATGGCGGCCACAGCCGCAACACCGTCTTCTTTTTTTGCTTTTTGAGATTTTGCCCAGCTTTCGGAACCTTTAACAACGCCTTTGGCATATGATTCGCCAATGTCCTTAAATTGATTTTTTGGAAATATCTTATTCCAAAGCGATTTTATCCATCGTATTGGTTTCATCAGAGCGTTAATGATATTATCCAATATCTTACTTATAAAATCCCAAAGGCTGGCAAATACTCCTTTAATAGGTTGTAGCAGATTGGCGTTTAACCATCCGGCAATACCGGAAAACACACTGGTAATCCCTCCCCAAACAGTTGCAAAAAAATCAACTATCGATTGAAATACGGAAACAATGCCGCTTCCCACCCATTTTATAGCAATCCAAATACCGCCGATTACTGTTTTTATAGTGTCCCCTATAAATGAAAATACAGGCTTAATTACTCCTTGCCAAAGTGCAGAAATAACCACCCCAATATTATAGAATACGGCCTTTGTAGCTTCCCAAACCCCAAACAGTATTTGACGAAACTTTTCGCTCTTATCCCATAATAGTTTAAAAAGCCCTACCAGCAAAGCAATACCGGCGGCTATCCATCCAATGATCGGGATATTATAAATAGCTTTTCCAAGTCCCCTTACTGCATTGGATAAAGCTTTTGTGGCTATAACAGCCAGCAGAGAGACACCAAGCCAAGTTCCTTCGCTGGAGATTAGCGCCCAGGTGGCGGGTATAGCCTTCCACATGGCGCGGGTTCGTTCCTTAATAGCAATAAACCAGGCGGCCTCCGACATTGTGCCGAAGGCGTTGGCCATCGTAAGCGCGGCAGCCGCCCCCTGAGCGGTAAATACGGCGGCTTTAAAGGCGGGTATAGCGTTTTGTGTGTGCTGAAAAATGGAAATTTTTAAATCATCCCAGCGGGCACGGTAACGGCTCATTTTCTCAGCAAAGCTACTCATTACAATCTGAGCCTGTTCATTGGCAGAATTAGTTCCGGTAATTACCTTGGTATATCTTTCTATCTCCGGAACTCCGGAAATGAGCGCAAGGGCGGCGTTTTGGTTTTCTTTACCGAAGAGCTTTGTTATTAAAGCCGTATCATTCATCACCGGCTGTAGTTTTTGCAGCCTTTGTGAAAACGTAAGGCTCTTATCGCCCAAGTCGTTAATATTAACACCGGCCTTCTTTAATGCCTTGATTGTTTCGCGTGGCAAAAACCTTCCTTCCGATAAAGTGGCAAGCACATTACGGATAGCCACCCCACCTTCAGCGCCCTTTTTACCCGCTTTATCCAATACCTGTATGGATGCGCTTAATTCGGCAAATGCAACATTAGCCATTTTGGCTGCCATTCCGCTATTTTCTAAGGCTTCTTTTTGAGCAGGTAATTCAGCAGAACCCTCTTTGGCGGCGGCTGACATTATATTCATCATGTCGGCCATTGCTTTTGAAGCTGCTATTGGATCGGAAAGCGATACCTGGTATTGATTCATTGCAGTGGTAAGCACTTCTGTGGCTGCCACCGTATCGCCCTTCATCGTTTTACTGAGCGTAGCAATAGAGTTACCCATCGACCGCAAGGCCGCCGGAGTCTTGGCAATTTCAGGAGATAATTGCGATAACACCAGCTTATAACTTTCCACACCCTGTGCTGCGCTGCCACCAAAAGTTTTAGCTGTATTGCGGGCATAGCCTTCAATTTCCTTAAGTTTACCACCAATAACGCCTGTGATGGCTGACAGATCGAGCATGGAGGTGTTAAGGGATTTTCCCGGCACAATGGCATTATCTAGGCTTGCCGAAAAGTTTTGGAGCGTAGAGTTTATGTTATTAAACGTAAAACTCAGGGCGCCAATTTTGCTTATTTTATCCGTTAAACGGGTAAAACCATCAGCGGCTTTATTGGACGACACAATTAACTTACCAACGGCAGCTTCCATGTTGCCGTTGATATTAATCGTATAGTTTATCGTGTCCCCCATCTCTTTTTTTTAAAAAAAGGCGAATAGTTTACCCGCCTTGTTGTTTACTTTCTCTTTGTCTTATGTCGGAAAGTTGGTTAACTGTTTCTGCCCACTTCTCGTCAGTAAGATTGTCCGGTTCTACATTAAGGTGATAGCGCATCATGTTATCAATATAACCGACCCAGTTCGCCTGCATTTTTCCGGATACAGTTTCTAAAAATTTATAAGTTCAGCCTCCTTCACCTGAACCAGTTCGGCTAAAATCACCGATGCGCCGTAAAATAATTCATCATCAGTTTTAATTGCCTCGCTACCGCCAAGCCAGATCGACTTTAAAAGGGCTTCGTTCGACTTTATCGGGTTAGTCTGAGCAATAGTGGACGAATAAGCTACTTCCACCCTGGTGGCTTTACGCACATATCCAATATGCCCGCCAACCTTAATACCAAACACTTTTCCATGTTTCTTTTTCCAGATTTCAATCTGTTCCTTATTTACTTCACCAATCAATTTTTCCATAACCGTTATGCTTTTTGGTTTTCAATTTTCAGGCAGATAAATGGAAGTGTTATTTCCATAAACTTATCTCCTTGTTTCATCTCTTTACTATCTTCAGTAAACTCAATACCGCGGATTTTGTCAACTATGGGCACATCCCCATTGGATGGATTACCATAAACAGCGGTGCCATCCAGATGAAGCCCCAGCACACTACCACCACCAAGAGCGCGAAGAGTCTCCAGCTCGCTTTGTAACATGGATATTTCGCCCTCGTGGCTTACATTCCCTTTCTGAATATGGAGGGGTTGGTTTCCTTTTCCATAGACTGCTTCTTTTTCCTGCTTAGAAGCGTATTTAAGACCCCTGAATCCGGTTATTATCCGGCCACCAAGCTCAAGGGTTAAGTCAGCAAATTCATATTGTCTTGAATCAAACATATTTAATCCTCCTTAAGAAGTTATTATTGTTTTAAAACCCAGTTCCACATCAATAAATCTACCATAACCATACGGTTTTACCTTTAGAGTAACTTTTAGATTTCCGGTAGAAACAATATTCTGATCTGTATTTATCCAGCACTCTACACCGGTATCACTCTGGTTTGTCGGATCATTTCCCAACTCTCCATTAGCGGTCATATTATTGATTATCGCATTTTCCACAACCGTTTCAAGCGACTTTGCAAACGTTATTGTTACCTTACCTTCGTCGGTTACCGGAATTTCATCCAGCAGATAATTCAAAATTGCATCATAACCGATGCGATATGCCTTATCAATCGTACGGCGAGCCGTAAGATGGCAATAATCATCGGTAGGAAGCGTAGCCAGCGGATCATCAGAAAAGAAATAGCCCGACCGGCCTATGTGAGTACGGAAGGTAATATATCCCTTATCGTGCAAAGCTTCCGGATCGGCGCTTTCCACCCTGGTACTTTTCAGATAAGCGTCGGTAACCGATAGAATTGAACCATCTCTCACCCGACCAATATTTCGCTGTATTGGAATGCGTGCAAGCCTGCCGGCAAGTAAACCAATAGCGCAACCGCTACCGGCTTTAGTGTCGCCTATCATTACACCACAACGATTGTTTGTCATTGTATTGATCGCTGTAAGCACATTTGGAGTTCCAAGATACATCAATCCGCTGATGATTATAAAGATCGGAGCCTTTAACGTGTCAGTACTCCACTGCGCCGTAAGCTGAGCTGCAGCAAGAGCTGTGAGTACGTCCGGATCAATACCACCATCACCACCTGGATCATAGTCGGAGCCGGGAGTGCGATGAACGAACAGTCCTTTTAATCTACCGTTTGCACTTTGAATAAAATCGTTAGCCCCCAACATTCCGGTTTTACCAGATATCATAACCGTCATACTTTCGGTTTCCGCATAGGCTTTCAGCCAAACCTCTGCACCGTCGCCAGCTTCGGCATAATACTGGCTAATTAATTTATAAATGCCTGGATTATTAACTTCTGTAATACCAAGCGCCGTTAATCCGGCCAATGATTTAAGCGTGTAGGTTTTTAATAATTCAAACATTCCAACTACCGGGGCACCGGTAGTAAGGATGCCAAACACGCCATCGGCGCTGGCGGCGACCTGCCCCAACGCACCATTGGCAAATAATATTTTTACTCGTGGTAACATTATTCTGTCTCCTTTCGGGTTATGGTTTTAATTTCTGGTTTCTTAAGATTTTCGGCATGCATCCTCGCATGTTGTTCCTGTAGAAACGCGGTTCCATCTTCAGTAAAGAAAACCTTATCGGCATGGTAAGTGGCAAAAACTTCCTTTGCCCGCTTCATATTAGCCAATTCTGTTACTTCCGGAGTCTCATTTTGATTCTCAGGAACATTTTTGCTTGATTTCGTCATTTTAATATGAATTTTGTAACAAACAATAAAATTGTAATTATCAGTAAACAGGTATACACCCAGAATGCTTTTATGGCAAACTTTTGAAATGGGGTTAGTTCGTTTACTTTTTGAATTATGGTTCGCTCTTTATATCTCACTTCCAAACCATATTTATCTTTGAGCTTAGCATACACAGCCATACTATCAATTTTGCAATTAGCAGTAAGAACGTTGTGGCTCAGTGTTACCTTGGGGATAGAAATATTATTTCCAGCCTGGTATGATATAAGTTGGCTTAGATATGCCTGCCCAAGACTGTCGCACCTTACAAGCATTTTTATCATTGAGCTGTCTGGAGCGACTGGAATAGCAGTATCATGTATCGTTTCGTAGTGAGCGCTATAAACCGAATCCTTTTGGCTGGTTTCGGGTGGATATTTTTCATTACACCGTCGCTGGGTAATGCATGAGGTAAGCATACCGATACATATTGCCACAGCAATAAGCTTAACGGTATTTCCTTTAAACAGGTCGGTGATCAGTGTGTTTTTACTCCATATTAGAGACAAACAAAAAGGAATAAACGTTATCAGTTCACCTGAAGTAATCTTTCCGGTATAAAATAGTATTCCGGCAATACAGAGAAACGCCAAGCCAACTATGGTAGTCAGCCAGTTTTTAATTATTCTTTCCGTTAGCATTATTGGTTGTTTTAAGTTCAAGATTTCGGATTCGTTTAGAATGATCATTAAGCCGGCTGGTGTGGTCTGTCTGTTGTTGTGTGAGCTGGTTTAACCGCTCTGTGTGCTCAATATTTTTACCGGATAACTCCTGTATAGCGGCAATCAACTGATCAAGTTTAGTGGTAACCTGTGTGGCAAAACGCCGGATAGCCCACCAAACCACTATCACCAGAATAGCCACTAACCCACGATAAAACCAAAGCTCAAAACCACTCATTGATAAATATTTTTAGACTGCACTCCAATTGATTTCAACCAAACAGGCACATTAAACGACGGGCAGGCTTTTTGCGCAAACTGATTGTGTCCAGCCACTTTCACATCTGGAAAGCGTTTAACAAAGTCGAGCACATAAGATTTTAAAGCCTTACGCTGCTCGTCGGTTCGTGTATCTTTTGCCTCTACACCATCGCGTGTCAATCCTCCAGCGTATACAATATGGCGGCTGACGCTGTTGATTCCGGTAACCCCATTGGTAATTTCCCAAGGGTCAACATTGGCATCTTCATTATTTTTAACCAGCCTTTCAACACCACCATTCAGGTGAAACAAATCGGTATAACCTACCTGATGCCATCCTCTGCCCTGTGGGGGCGGGGAGAGATGCCACCGACGAATATCGGCAGCACTCACCTCACGACCTTCAGGTGTGGCAGTACAATGAATCACAAGGTATTTTACCGGCTTCATTTTTCTTAACTAAGCGGAGAATAAATAGCGCCCTGAACTTTATTTCTAAAAGGTAAAGCAACGAATCGCTTTTGGAAGTTAATTACGTCGCCTTTCTGATCCGGGTCTTTATATTTAGCAAACACATCAACCGAACCATCAGCTTTCATCACCTCATCCTTACTCCAGATAAAAGAAGAAATAGTATCAGTGGTGGGAGCCGCTACGGCCTGAAAGGCTACTTTAGCGCCAGTGGCCGCATTAAAGCGCGGAGTTTGGGAATTGGTAAAATAAGTGAGTCCAAAGATTTTTCCGGCAGCAATCACATCTTTATACAATTTCATGTCCTCATAAAGAAGGTCAGATTCGTGGAGTGGATTAAGCATAATGGCAAGGCTGTTAATGTCAACATCAAGATTAACCATTTGCGCACGAAGTTTAAGAATATCCTCAAAGGTCAGTCGGCGTTTTCCACCATACAAATCACCCGTGGCGCCAATTACAGGGGTATATGTTCCATTAGCCTGTGGCGCCCAAAAATGAGCAGCCAGTTGAATAGAGCCTTTTTGTAAAACATTTCTGTGCCCACGTACAACGGAATCCATTTTATTATAAGAAACCTCCATAGCCTCAAGGTTTCGTACAATAGTACTATTCGTATCAAGCGTACGAAGCACTATCGTTTTAGGAACGTCGGTACGGGGTGCAGCGGTGATTGGATAGACGGTGTTGTCAATAAGTAAATCAGGATCAGCTCCGGCTTCAGCAAGATTAAGCGTGTCATATTCTACCAAATCGCTCATGTCGCGGCTCCAGGACAGAAAATCACCTTTAGGGTAAAAACCCTCCATGAGTATATCAGTCCATATTTCTTTTTGTATACCGGCAAACAAAACACCCGTATCACTTACTGCCGACATTACCGATCCGGCTAACAGCGACGCTCCCATTACAGGTATAATAGTAAAGCCTGAGACGGCTACAAACATAAGGGCAACCATCGTATTGTACAAAAAGTTGCCTAAATTGAATTTCTTTTTCATTGGTTTTTTAAAATTTAGTTATGTTTCGATTTGTAATCAGCTTTCAGCTGGGCAAAGCCGTTAGGATCGTTTGTTTCCATAGCCGATAAGCCCTTGGAGTCTTCTTTCAGCCATTTCATATAATCCCAACCCTCACGATCTGCGGGAGTGTGGTCTTTATTTCTTATTTCCGTGCTGAAAGTTTTTCTTTTAGGCATTGCGTCTAATAAGTCTTTAGCTTGTTTGTAATCACTTACAGCAAGCTTTTCAAAACTTTCGCGTTTTTCGGCAGTAATACGACCTTCGCTTATAGCAAGGTCAAGCAATTCCTTTGCTTTTAAGGTATGAATGTTTTTCAGGTCGGTTTCTGCTTTTTCCTTGTCAATTTTCAGTTGAGCGTTTTTTGCAGAAAGCTCCATTATTGCTGCGTTTAATTCGGTCATTCCGGATTCTTTCGGTAATCCCAACACCTTTGCAGCTTCGGCGGTTAAAATAATTTTGTCCATGTTTTGTGGTTTAACAAGCTCGTTAATACTCATCTTTATTTCAGAATCAGATAACAACTTACCATCTTTACTGTAGAACTTCATACATCCCGTGTTGGATGGAACAGGCGTGATGGAAGCCTCAAGTAATTCCCATTCCGTAAGGCAGGGAACTAATCCTTTACCTGGCACTTCCAACAACTCGGCGTTTAACGGAATAATCCCGATCGACGCTCCTTTAATAAAGTTGCGTTCAACCTTTCCTTTTAGCTTTACAGCGTCCGGATCATCTTCATCAAAAACTGGGTCTGCATTTAGCTTACTACCTTCAACACGAAGATTCTGCCACCTGCCAGGGACATCTTTTCCATCATGGTGATTAAGCATTACGGGATTAGCATTAAATCGCTCAAACTTTCCACCGGCATTACGTACAACAAACCCGTAAGAGTTTATCACCGTTTCATCATTCAATACAAAAGAAGATAGGGCCATTGTTTTCTTTTTCGTGAAACTTTAAAGTGCAAACATAAACCCGCACCTATTCACCTGCAAATAATAGTCCAACGGTTGGACTAAATAGTCCAACCGTTGGACTTTAATTTTTAAAATCATGCAGATAAATACAATTTTGCAATAAAAAAATGAGTAAGAAGGTAAAAAATCTCATTCCACGCGATTCCGAAAAATATGAATACGCCTACATGCTTTTCATGCAGGGAATATCACAAAAGGACATTTGCTCGCGCGTTAAGGTTACTGCACCTACTCTTGGTAAATGGAAAACGGCGGGTGGATGGGATCAGAAGCGTGCCGCACGCACAATCAGTATTGATGAGCTTATGCAAAAGACATTGCAAAAGATTAATGCAATGCTTGATAAAGGCGAAGATTTTAGCGCCGACGCTTTTGCCAAGGCTGTGGCACAACTCAAAACATTAAAGTCGAGCAATACTATTGACGATGACATTAATACTTTTCTATCATTTCAGGACTACCTTATACATGAACGGGTCAACAACAGCGAAATAAACGACATTATTATAAAAACAATAACCCGGCTTCAGGACTGCTACATTCAATATAGATTAGGAAATGGCAAACTATCGCACTAATAAGGAGCTTTGGCAACGATGGGTTGACCGCGTTCAGTGGATCGGTTCAAAGGATTTTTCCTTTCCTGAATCCGAACAGGATAAAAACAGCAGGATAGATCGCGCACGGAAAGATTATTCCTTTTTTGTTGAAACCTATTTCCCTCACCTGGCAACCAAGAAATGTGGTAAGTTCCATATTGATGCCGCACAATACCTGCTGACGCACGACGATACCAGGGCTTTGTTTGAATGGGCGCGAGGACATGCAAAAAGCACTCATTTAAGTTTACTTATTCCGCTATGGCTTAAAATACAACAGCCACGTAAAATATCAGTGATGGTGCTGGTAAGTAAAAGTGAAGATATGGCCGTAAGGCTGCTATCTGATCTACAGGCAGAACTTCAGTATAACCATGCATTTATTAAGGATTTTGGCGAACAGGTAAAAACCGGATCATGGACTGAAGGCGAATTCCACACTACCGACGGTTGCCTGTTTGTGGCCTTAGGCCGTAGCCAAAGCCCGCGTGGGTTAAAGGATAGGGGAAAACGTCCGGATTACATCATCATTGACGATATAGACGATGATGAATTAGTTCGCAACCCGCGCCGCGTAGGCGACGCCCTGGAATGGATGCTCACCGCCCTTGCCGGAACGATGGCAATGGGTAGAGGAAGGTTTGTAATGGTGGGTAACCGGATTGGAAAGGATAGTATATTAAGCCGCTATGCTGAGCGTCCAGGAGTTCACCATACTATCGTAAACGCACTGGATAAAAAAGGGCTTCCGAGCTGGATAGAAAATTACAGCCAGGAGGAAATAAAGAAAGTACGTGAATTTGTTGGCGAACGGAGATTTCAGAAAGAATACATGAATAACCCAATCAATGAAGGAACTGTATTCAAACAAAAACATATCCGTTACGGACAAATACTCGACCTGAAGCTGTACCATACCTTAATTTGTTACACCGACCCCAGTTTTAAAAATTCCACCACGGCGGATTATAAAGCAACCATGTTGTTGGGTAAAACCCCGGAAGGCATATTTCATCTGCTAAAGGCTTATGCCGATCAAACCTCTGTAACGGAAATGGTGGCCTGGCATTATGATATAATGAACTGGGTTGATGGGAGGGTTCCGGTACTTTATTATATGGAAGCAAATTTTCTACAGGATTTATTACTGGATGAGTTTAAAACCGTGGGAAAAATTACCGGACACCAGATACCTATCCGTGGCGATGATCGAAAAAAATCGGACAAATTCTCCAGGATAGAGGCTATGTCGCCATTATTTGACCGTGGATTATTTATTATTAATCAGAAAGAAAAGGATTCTGCCGGGGTAAAAGTACTGGTAGAACAATTACTCATGTTTGAAAAAGGCAGCAAAAGCCACGACGATGCTCCAGATGCTGTAGAGGGAGCCGTGTGGATGCTAAGTAAACGGACACGATCATCAACATCAAAATATTTATTAGGCAGACGCGAAAACAGACATTTTTAATATGAAAAAAGCAGTGCAACGCATCATTACACCGATACTTAAAAAAATATTAGAGTATCGCCTGGAGCAAAAAGTAAAAAAGGCCGTAAGGTTATCGAAGTCAGAGGATAGAAAATATATAGTGTTTATCTATGCCGGAAAGCCAATGCTGGCCACAAAAAAAAGATTGAAATTCCTTGTTAAAACGCGGTTCTTTAAAAAAGGAATAACGATGCAACACATTGAAAATACCGCCTATTTCATCACAAAATAGATAAACCATGTTTATTACACCGGAAGAACTTAAGAGCGCTATTTATAGCTACCAGCTTGACGAAATAACCGAAACTGACAACGACATCGTTCAAATGAGCATAGATGCGGCCGTGGAAGAAATGAAGAGTTACCTTAGCCCAAGCGGTCAAAGCCGGTGGCGCGACGGGAGACCGCGGTACGATGTCGCTGCCATCTTTGGTTCTGAGGGCGCAAACAGAAACGCACTGGTGCTGGAGTTATGCAAAAGCATGGCGGTATATTATGTATGCAGGCTTAGTAATGTGGATATTATTGAGGAAAAGGTTCAGAAAAGATACGACAGAGCTATAGACTGGCTTGAGAAAGTATCAGGAACCGGCAAATACCACAATGCTCCCGCCATAACACCAAGCCTTCCTGTATTGTTAGCCGTAGCAGAAACAGATGACAGCGGAAAACCCTTTCGTTTTGGCAGCCGCGATAAGTTTAACCATGATTATTAAAATTAAAGTGCAGAAATGAGCAAGAAAAAGAAACCAGCTGCCGGTACTACAACCAGCGCACAGCAGAATACAGTAAAGCGTAAGGATGGCTATGCGGCAAAAATAGCGCCTAAAAGTATCAGTATCGCACGTCAGGATATCGCAACCCGACAGGCGGCATTAAGGCAAGCCGGTAGCGCAGATAATCCTAAGCGGGTTAAACTTCAGTATCTGTATAATGATATTATACAGGACGCATTGCTTACATCGCAGATTGAAAACCGCAAACTAATTACACAGTCAGCCCCCTTTGTGCTCAAAACTGACTCCGGAGAAATTGACCAGGCAAGTACAGATATCCTAAAAAGTGCATCTTTTTTTAATGAACTAAGAGGGCACATGATTGATAGTAAGTTTTACGGCCCAACAGTTGTTGAGTTGATTACTGACGATAGTGGCATTAAGGTAATATTAATCCCCCGCACAAACATTATTCCTGAAAAAGGAATACTGCTTTATGATGAAACAAGCGACAAGGGAGATGATTATCGTAATACTAAAGAATATGGTACCTGGCTGCTCGAATTTGGAAATATCAAAGATTATGGGCTGCTGAACAAAGCAATTCCTCACGTTCTTTTCAAACGCTTTGCACAGAGCTGCTGGAGTGAGCTTTGTGAAATTTACGGAATTCCACCCAGAGTATTAAAAACAAACACTCAGGACGCCGCTATGCTTACACGTGCCGAAAGCATGATGCGCGATATGGGAGCCGCTGCCTGGTTTGTGATTGATGAAACGGAAGAGTTTGATTTTGCCAAAGGAGCCGACACCAACGGCGACGTTTACAACAACCTGATAAGGTTGTGTAATAATGAAATGTCTTTGTTATTTAGTGGCGCGGTTATAGGACAGGATACAAAGAATGGCAACGAAAGTAAGGAAAAGGTTTCAGTGAGTATGCTCACCGCCATTGCTGAAGCTGATAAGCGGACGGAGGCGACGTATATGAACGAACGTGTGCTCCCGGCGTTATTCCGCATTGGATTAATACCTGATGGATTACACTACGAACACGAGCCACAGGAGGACACCGGAGAGTTATATACCCGCACCATAGGATTTTTACCATATATGGACGTGGACCCGGAATGGATTAAACAAAAATTCGGCATTGAGGTTACCGGGCTTAAACAGAAAACTACTACAAACCCAAATTTTCAGTAAGCTCCGTTAAACTTCATGCCCAACTAACGGGGCTCTATAATATAGGGTACCAAAACCTTTCGGCGAGCGCGTCGGGTAATAACATTAGTTTTAAGAAAAAAACTTTCGACAAGGCCATACAATACCTGCACAGTAAGGGTAAGTATGAGCCGGAAATGCTGCAAGATAAACCCTTACGAAAACTCGTAGATGAGACCAGCCGCGTTTTAAATAAGGGTGTTAGCGAAGGCATTACCGATAATGAGCCACCAGCAGAGATGCTGGATAAACTACGGAACGATGTATTCCTATTTTCAGGCTGTAAAACACATGCGGAGCTAAAAGAAGCCTCCGGGTTACTCACCACAGAAGATGGTAAAATAAAACCACTGGCGCAGTTTACACGCGAAGTACAGGCAATCCATAAAACCTATAACGAACAATACCTGGAAGCGGAATACCAGTTTGCCACCCAGTCTGCTCAGATGGCTGCTCATTGGAGCGATTTTGAAAAAGAAAGCGACAGGTATGATCTGCAATACCGTACAGCAGGAGACAGTAAGGTGAGAAATTCTCACCGCGTATTAGCATTAATCACCCTGCCTTTTGATGATCCGTTTTGGGAAAAATATTACCCATTAAACGGATGGCGATGCCGGTGTTTTGTTGTATTGGTTCGTAAAGGAAAATATCAGGTAAGTAACAGTGCCGACGCACAGCAAAAAGGAGAGCTTGCCACCACCCAGCTTGATAAAAACGGTAATAATAGTGCTGAGATATTCCGATTTAATCCGGGTAAGCAAAGAGTCATATTTCCGCCCAAACATCCTTACCGGCAGGTAAGTGAACGGGTCAACAATATTATTGGTGGGCTTAAGAAAAGTAGTGTTGAAAAAACCGAAGCCGCTCAAAACCTGGTAAAATGGTATAAAAACAACTTGCCAACCAAGAAGGTTGGAAAATTTGAAGCTAAAAGGTTTGAAGTTCAAAGAATAGACCTGGAAGAACCCATAATTGTAAATTCAACGTTTTACAAAGAGATTATTTCTAAGTATAAAACAGATAAAAGTTATGTTGAAAAATTAGAATTAGCAAAACAGGCTCATGTTTTTATTCAACAGGCTGAGTTTTTACATAGCGAACCGTCTAAACACGCTAAAGCCAGTGTGTTTAAGGTATATCAGTATGATTATAATGGGACTTTGCTTGAATTGAAATGCAAGGTTAATGAGGATGGGATTTATCTGTACTATATGAAACATAAATAAAAAAATGACCCTTCCGTCACCTTCCCCGTGTGCTTTCGCTAAGGATAACTTGAAAAGTCATTTTTCAGGTACAAAGATACAACGCTTTTAATCAATTTCGACAAATGGCACAAAATTTTTTTAAATTTTTTTTGAATGATTTAAAAGTAGAGCTTTTTGATGAGTTTGACCGCAACTTTGAACGTAAAGCATTCTTTGATCAGCCGTGGCCGGAAACCATAATACCTAATAAACGCGGTAGCCTGATGATGCGATCAGCGGCATTACGTCGCGGAAATAAAGCGCAGGTGCAGAGTAGTGGTATAAATTTTACAAACGCTATGGCATATGCTAAAATTCAGAACGAAGGCGGAGACATAACCATTACCGCTAAAATGAAAAAATACTTCTGGGCGATGTATTACAGCCTTGCCGGGGGAATGACATATAGTATAAAAACCCGATCGGCAAATAATACCGCCCGGAATAGGAGATTAAACACAGAAGCCGCCTACTGGAAAGCCCTGGCATTAAAAAAAGTTGGCGACAAACTTACCATAAGGCCACGCCGGTTTATCGGGCCGCATCCACAGGTTGACGATGCTGTAAAGCGGGTGGCTGATGCTAACATGAAAGAGGTTTCAACACAAATTAAACAACATTTAAAAAGATGATAAATGACATTTTAACGGCGATAATTACCCGCCTTGCAGCAAAGGAAACTGCCATAAAATACATAGACGAAGATTGGGGGCAATTAGATTATTATAGTCCCAATCCTCCGATAAAATTCCCAGGAGTGCTGGTGGATATTGAGAACATCTCATGGAAGAACCAGGGCAAACTTGTACAGGACGGGCTAATGAATATCAGCATAAGAGTGGCCGACCTGAAGCTTACCAATACCAGCCTGCGAGCTCCGGCAGCACAGAAAACGGCAGCCGTATCCATATGGCGGATTATAGAGAATATTCACAAGGTTTTGCATGGATGGAGCCCAGGACAACAATACGGGCTTTTAACCAGGATATCTACGGGACGTGTGAAGCGGGATGATGGCATACGCGAATACAGGATTGTTTACAACTGCACGGTTACTGACACCTCGGCGATGCCGGTAGAAAACACGACAACAAAGCCAGTAGTGCAGATAGCGGAAATAAAAAAAGCCACCCAGTAGGTGGCTTTTTTTATTTAACCTTTTTAAACCAATTAAAATCAGATCGCATAAATTCCTTTCCAGAACTGGTCTTTAAAACAAACGCAGGCTTTAAAAATTTCTCACCTGTATTAGTTACAATAACATCAGATATTGTATATATTTCATTTTCCTTAAGTGGTATCTCTTCTCCTGTATTAATTTCATAAACTTTTTTATCCGAATAACGAGAATCTTTATGATATTTTTCACCTATTTTACTTTTTAATTTTTCATAATAACCCTGGGTTATAAATGGTAATTCATGATAATAATGATAACCATCATCTTCTTTACCCATTTTGTAATAAATAATGGAATCATTATCCTTATTCACCAACTTAAAAAATACCGTGTCATTTTTAGGAGTTAAATCATAATTATGCGGTAAAACATCATCTATTATAAAATATTTATTCAAAACACACTTATTTGTATTTATACCACTATGGTTATAATCGCTATAAATTACCGTCCACACAAAACTTTTGTCGAAAGTAACCTCTTTTCCGGAAGAAGTTGGAGGGAAAAATATTGTTTGCCCCTTCATACCTTGCAAGTCTTCAAGATTAACATTTACAGTACTATCATAAACATGTTTAATAACAGGTGCAGCGGCGGTTTTAACTGTTATCTGGGCAAAACCACCGATGGTGGTGATGAAAAATAAAATAATTAATAATCTTGTTTTCATAAATTTATTTTGTATTGTTATAATGTTTTGGTCAATTTAATACCTTTCAAAAATAGTAAATCTTTTAATACTGCTGTTTAATTTTTTTTAACTGCGCTTTTGCGTTTATAGCAAGATAACTATTATACGTAGAGCGGCTAATCCTATATTGTTTTTGAATAAAATTATCAAAAATCCACTTCTGTGAAGCGCCGGTTTTCTTGTGCTCCAGCGTCAGATTTTGTATTTCAACAATTCGTTCTAAAAGATTAACCCGCGTGTATGCCATTTATTTACGTTTATAAGTTAGAAAAATCTTGTTATATCCCGTTTCCTTTTTCAGTCGCTTTTTATAATCTAACAGTTCTTTAGCGCTATTCAGCTCTTTGTCTTGTATTTCAATCAACTCTTGTATAATCTGTTTATTATCGTTTTTGTAACCAACAGCGCCTAATACTATGTATCTCATTTATTCATTTTTTTTTCTCATCATCACCTAATAACAGCTTAACAAGATTAAACTGAAAACCTAACGAGTATCCGTTTTTTACACCAACTTCAATTCGTTGTGATATTTCTTCTATTGAATACCCTGGTGTATTAAAAACCTCATTTAACGCCTCTTCCCATTCCTCATCACTTAGATACTCACTTTTGAATATGTCAGAATAGAATTCCCTAATTTCTTTTTCGTATTTAATAGGTTCAGCCATTATTTTTTATTTAGAATTGTTCCACAACTCAGCATTGAGGTATGATTCAGCATACTTCTTTTGCGTCCAGCTTTGCAGGCTGGACTCATAGGTATTAATAAACTGGTAAGCCCGTTGCTGATCAGCCTTGGTAAGCTTATTCCAGCGCGTCAGGGCGCGTTTTTTCGAGCTACGTATCTTTTCATCATAACGATCCCAGAACATGTCAAAAGTAACTTCCACGTCCGCAACGGGCGTAAATTTTAGATTTTTTGAGTCGGCAAATCGTTCCTTGATCTGATCAATATGAATAGGCATACGTTTTAATAAAAATTCAATCTGCACACTGTTCAATGTTGCTTTACTCATATCCATCTTAATGAGTAGCCCATCATCATTAAATGTCATTTCCACCTCACCGGCGAAACTTTGGGCTGTAAATAAATACGTTTTCATCTCCATTCCTCCTCGGTGCGCTTTTCGGCAAATTTTATCCACTTCACAAACTTTTTTGCTGAAATCACAGCAAGAAGAGTTGTGATGGTGATAATACCGATAATTAGTATAGTTGTTTTCATAGAAAAATCTTTGTAAAATCCAACTCTTTAGCAATGTTATATTCAAGCAGCGCACCCTTGCTATTAGAAAATCCAGGTAGGAGAGCAATGGCATCGCAGCCCATCAGCGCCTTTATGCAAATCCTGATTGATTTATCCCAGTCCGTTCCTGGAGGGACAATTTTAACCGGGTTAATTACGATATATCGCTGATCAAGTAGCCGCTCTTCAGCTTCATTAAACTTTTTCACCACTTCGTTATAATCTAACCCCGTTACCGCTCCTGCTATATATACCTTTTTCATTTCATTTTTTGCTTTAAATGTTATTCCCCTACACTTTTCAACATCATGAATCATTACATTACCATTGAAAGGATCATAAACCTGACAGCCGCAGTAAGGGCATATTCCAGAGCTCATACTACAGCGATGAAAAGTTAAGATCAATCAACTTGTATCTGCCATCCTCCTGCCGTTCCCAAATTCTGAAGTAAGTTTTTGAATCCGGGTGCCGGATAGAATCACCAAGTAAATCTAAGGCCTGTTGAAAAAGCATGTGTGGGATTTTCGTGCGATATTTCATTAAACCCATCACTTTTTTAGCATCCAACTTCCCGCGTGATGTAGAAAAAGCATCGGTAACCATTTCTTTCAGGAAGTCCTGCTTTGAATCTAAGTTCTCACTCAGAAATTCGTCAAGTTTTCCTTTACAAGCCTGGATTGTCAGATCATCAAATTCGATTCTTTCCGATGCGGAGACTTCAATTTTAATTGTCCGGTCGAAGTTGAAAAATGAAAAGGTTCCCTTTGCCATATTATCTACTTTCAACTCCACCTTAGCTTTTGTTGCAACGTCACTGCAAAGCTTTTTAACCTCCGTTTTAAAAACGGTTAATTTCTTATTAAGAGATAATGCATCCCTTAGCAGCTTCCCTGCCGTTTGCTCTTTTGCGCGAGCCAGCCCGGTAACGTATTTTATAGGAATTTTCCTACCGGTTTCATCTGTCCAAAACTCATCTTTTACTTTTTGTGTTGTTGCCATTGTTATACAGTTTAATTGTTTATATTATTTATTCAAAAACCTGAAATATTGTATTGTCACGCCACCCGGACGATAGTTCAAACACACATGTTTGAATGCGAGCATACTTAAACGTTTTGCGCGGGAGCGCAGTGATTGATTTTAAACCAAAATGTCTTAAGTGCCTAAGCCTAACATCAGAATCTGAAATTGTAAACCACGGCATTAGTGCAATAACGTGATCAGACATTTTCATACACTCTGTTAAAATATAATATCCGAGTCTCATTCCTTTATACTCAAAGTCATTTGGCACCCCATAAGCATATTTACTTGAAAATGGAGGATTCATAACCACACAATCAAAACGACTTTTCTGCAGCGCAAAAAAGTCTTCTGGGGCTGTTACCTGGTACCGTGATAAAAATTTCAATATATTTCCTTCGCCAGGCGTTGGCTCTAAAACCGACATGGTTTCAGCTGGAATTAATCCAACCATATATTCTGCTACTGAAAGTGGTGTTTGAAAATCCATTGTTTTATATCTTTTGATTATTACATCTGTTCTTAGTAAAGTAGGATAGCCCCGAGAGGCTATCCTGTAAACTGGAAATTACATCCGCGTTAATAGCTCATTGATACATACGAGGTAGGTGTACATTGCGCCAGCCTGAATGATTAAAATAGACTTCTGTACTGGGTCAATTTCATTAGCCTCTTCACTTGAATTAAAATCGTTTAGCTTATTCAGCTTTTCTTCTAATTCGGCTTTTTCAGCCTCTAATTGTTTTTTATCCATAATAAAAGAATGGGTTTCACAAAGCCCGCCCAAGGCGTTTATTTTAATTAATAACTTCTGTCATTTAAGTATTTGATTTTTAATCATTCTATTTCTAATCGGGTTTTAAAACCACCAGCCACTTTTCTTCCAAAATCCAAGGCCAGGTAATAATTACTAAATACTTTATCAAGCTTTTCACCTCCCTCAAAAACTAATTCTACGCAGTTGGGACGCTCCTCTTCTTCGTCGTGTATTTTTACACAAACAAGCTTTTCTAAATTATATATTGCTTTTATCATTGTTTTAATTATTAAAAAAGTTATTGTAATTCAGTTTCTAACCGCTCTTTAAATGATTTTAAACTTTCATATACAAATCCCAAAAAATCGGTTACAGAAACCTCTTCGGGGCCAGAAGATGTATATGGAATACCTTCACTACCATTAAAGTTAACTTCTAAAGAATCAGAGACGCCTTCGCCTCCTTGTATCTTTAATCCACTTACATACACGCAGGAGGGATGGACGTTATCAATCGCATCTACACGAAAGTAGCATGTAGATGAAAGTTTGTAATACTTACCTACCCAATGCCGATATTGCTGATTTTCCAACAACTCAAGATTGTTTTTCAGATTTTGAAGCCCAATCTCTTTAAACCTGATCACTTCTTTAAGTTTATCTATTTTATCTACCGTTTTACACATATTATATCGCCTCCACTTTTATAAAAATTAATTTCACAATTTTTACCTTCCCGGAACCGCCACAGACTTTACAGTCAATTTCATCATGACAATCCCCGGAAAGATAGTGGCCTTCCCCTTTGCAGTTACGGCAGATTTGATTCTCGCTGCGCTCAACTCGCGCACGGCAGTCTTTAATAAATTTTGCATCATCTACTATCATTGTCTAAAAGAATTAATGTTGGTTCCTGGTAATACTGAAATATGAGAAAATTGGTCGTGTCGGTATTTCCGATCTTCGCCTGTAAGTTTAGAATCGTCTTGTAACCTGGCGATCTCAGCAAGTATATTATTTCGCTGTGATGCCACTTTTACAAAGTCATCAGAACGGGTATTATTCAACATCCAGTTAAATAATTCCTCTTCTTGCTCCGCGAGGGTTTTATGTTCATTAAATCCTTCCATTATATACCTCCTTTATAAACAAAATCTTCTTTTATTGTCTTAATATCTAAAACGTTAAAAGAAAAATCAAATCCAGGGTATTTACGAACCAAATCCTCAGTTAAAAACCGGATTACATTTTGCTTGATAGTTTCTTTCATTACCCTTTTTTCTGAAAAATAAATACCATCAAGCATCGTATCTTTATATTTTATGTTAGAATTATTTGGATGACTGGTGCTTACCTTAATTTTTATTGAATAAATCATATTTGTAATTTTAAAAGTTATTGATTATTAATTGTTAGTTGCTTTATCGTTTTTATATAAGAATACATGGCATCTGTTGCCTTATTCAACTCCTGTTCTGCGCCACCTTTATGTCTACCCGTTAATGAATAAATATCTGCTATTATTTTTTTGGCATCGGAAACACTGTTGTTGATAGTATATTTTTTTTGACCTTCCATCACTATTAGTTGTTAATTGTTAATCTTTCAATTTCGGCCTTAGAAACCTCCCTTTTGTAAAGAATGGAGTTTAGCTTCTTACGCAACTGTTCGAGCTCCTCAGTATTCTTTATTTCAAAAAGGAGTTTGCCGGCAATTTTTTTACTTCTCATAAACTGATTAACCCTACTCCAGTCGTTGTTTGCTGCGTAAATACCTAATTTGTTTATTAAGCATAAAATACCACTCCACAACTTTTTAATTTCAGGCGCAACTTCAACCTTTCGACCTCCATGTCGGCCAAATGGATCGAAGCGATTTATCAGCTCATCAAGCTGCTCAATGTTTAACTTAGAAGTACTGTCAACACCATATTCCATTAAATAATCAATTCTCCAGTCATCTATCCCAAGCTTTTTCCAGATTATTCTGATTGTTTGAACTTTCCTTTTACGAGTTGTTTCGGTGTTTGTATTCGTCAGTTTTATTTCAGCCCCGGAGTCTAATAACTCTGTGAAGCGATTAGTAGCAATATTTCCAATAAACCCACCCCTCAATTTTCCGTCTACAAAAACGTTTAACTGATTTGCCTGTGAGTCGTATGTGTATGTAACCTTTTTTTCAGTTTCCATAACCTTAATCTATAAATGATTGAATATTATACCCCCCCCCGCAAAGCCGGTTCAAAATCGCCTGCTGCTTCACCGAGTTGCTGATTATTTCCGAAAATGGAATGTAGATAGTCCGCTTTTTCGCTTCTACCCGATAGATACCATTCAACTTCCTGTGAAGGTAATACCTCTGATTTTTAGTTAGTTTTGCCATGATTTTAAGAATTAACAATTGGGATCAAAATGAATACAGGAAATGTCGTTTTCACATCGATCTGCTTTAACTGGTTCGTAATAACAAAGACCTTTTAAATAATATGGAATTGGTTCACTACGATCATAGTGCAAATCTTTCCAGAATGAACATTTTTTACAAATTCTTTCAAGTGGCTTGGTATGACATTTTTTATCGGGCCAATCTAATTTTTTCTTAAAATAATTACCCAAATCAGCCGCACATTGAGCATTTGTGGTAGTATCTCCGCTCGTTGCTATACATTGAGAACCATCTTTCTTTACACCCAAAATAACCAATTGTGTGTAGTTATACTGTTCTCTTATTTCTTTTGCTTCTTTAATTGAAATCATAGGTTTGTTTTTTTAGTTATTAGTAATTATTTGATTATTAAATTATTCATTATAACCCCAATACAACTGGGCTTTTTCTTCATCAATAGTCAATACACCGCCCGGGCATCGTCCGCTGACGGTGCATTGCAGGCCCTTCACATTCATTATAATCTTAGCAATTTTATGTACATGTTTAGCGGCAGCCAGATATGGCTCGTTCCGTTCCTCGTGCGCTAAAAACACAAATAACTTATCGCTATGGTCTCGAAGTAATTTATTAATGCGGCTCTTTTTAAGTTCATCCTCGTAAGTGGTTATATTGTCAATAAATATTAACTTTTCAGCCTTGCGCTTTTTCAACCGCACATCCAACTCCTCAATTGGTGTATACCCTAAAACATGAATGGTTTTATTCGTTTCACTTATACCAATTCTCTTACATGTGTCTCCAAAATCTTTTTCAACACCCTGCTCAGCGCTAACAAACAACACCTTATTTCTGTGCGACAAATACTCAGCTAAAAGCAACGAAAGCCAAGTTTTTCCATTCTTATCCAGCCCATAAATCAACCACGCACCGTTATCCTCCGGCTCCCCAAACACCTCAGCGTATATACCGTCAAGCTTCAGTGTGCTGTACTTCTTATCATATATATTTCTGATTGTAAGAGCGCGCATTGTATTACGAATTGAGGATTAATAAACTTTCTGCCCTACGGAGTCCACCTATATGTTCTCCGTCGGTGGTAAGACAGCGTTTTACAATCTGATTCAGCCTGCTTGTGTCGCTCATGTTTACACTTAACACATCGGTAATAAGCTTACGGTAAAATCCTATTCGTTCCTGGCGATCGCACGGAACCACGGTTGTGTAGCGTTCGGAGTATCGGCTAAAAATCTCTTTATAACCAACCTTTTTACTGGCTATTCCCCGTTCAATTTTTGAACGCAGGCCATCCGCACCCATTAAATACCAGCCACAAACTCCTTCGGTGGCATTCCATAATTCTTTCAGCTCCAAAAAAGCAGTATAATCCAAGTCACCAGCCTCATCAATAATCATCATTGGCTGTGGTAATGTCTTTAGGTAGTACTTAATATTAGCTTTTACGTCAGCATATTTACCCTGATGATCAATACCTATCGTTTTTGCAATAAGCCTAATAAACAACTGCCTCGTTTTTGCCTGACTGGCGTCCACATAAAAACAGTTTTTAAGCGTCCGGGAAAGATACCTTGCACTGTATGTTTTTCCTATTCCACAATCATCAACACAAATCTTACCCTTGCTGTATTCTTTACAAAATTGAACATCCTCTTCTATAATATTAAAAACATCTGTTCTGGCCATATTCCAACGCCGTTCATTCACACTCACGTTTAGTTCTCTTCCTATTGTAAGCCATTGTGTACTGTTTAATAAGCCCTCACGCTCGCCTTTTTTCAGCCGGTTATAAACTGAACCAGCCATGCTCCATTTTTTTGCAAAAGCAGTGTCGCTTCCGTCGTAATTTTTGCGATCTTCTAAGAGCGCATCCACTACCTTGTCTTTAAATTCCTTAGTTATTTCCATTTTTAAATTAATTAGGTGATTAAAATCTATCTTTTAATTGAGTTTTAAATTTCGTTTCAGTAGCATTTAAATTAAATTCATCCGGCGGCTCAGGGAGAGCTTCTCCGGTGGCTGGCGATGGAGGAGTAACCACGCCATTACGTGCAATTTTGAAATTATCGTTAAGGGTTATTTTTCGGTGATCAACAATTGTAACATTTTCAATTTCACGTTTTTTATCTCTCTGATAAGCCTCAATAGTAGCCACATATTTACTCATCAACTCCCTGTTTACTAAATCTTCAGCAGTTTGTTCAATACGGGCCTTCACGTATGTTGGTTTAGGAAGAGCTTCGCAGATATATTGATCTCCGATGTAAATAAGTGCCTTAAGCACACCGCCATCATTTTTATCGAGCCAATACACGTCAATATTTTGACCTTCCACGATAGTCATCAGGTTTATTAATCGCTCTCCGAAGTATATTTTACCATCATCACCAAGCAACCATTCCGATTCCTGGAGATTAAGGATACCTGCATGAACACTTGTTTTTGTTTTATAGCCAAGGAAGGGAAGTATGGCTTTGTAATTGGTGGGTTTTAAGTCTGGGTGTTGGTTTTCTAAAAACACCTCCCAGCGTGTTTTGTCTTTATGCACCGAGTGCGGCATATTGTTCCATGTCTCAATATCATCTAAGCAGTTGTTTGTAAGCTTATCGTAAGCCACAAAAGGAACTTTTTCACCACCGGCCTGGTTACTTTCGCTCAGGGCAAAGGGCCTTGCCAGCCATCCCTCGCGTTTCTTTTCCAATCCGTAACGTAGCGGGCTATAATACTGTTCAATTCTCTTACCGCGGGCGTTGTTAGCCTCAATACGCACATATTGAAACATCGCGCCCTCTTTTAAAAAGGTATTGGCAAAGCTGCTATTCAGCGACATTTCGCACTCAATTTCAGCAGGGAGCTTAAGCCCCCATTCTGCATAGTTGCGAACCATCTGCCGGTAAAAGTCTAAAATAATACCATCCTTTGTTTTTCCGTAAACCCACGTTGTAAACGCTTCGCTGGCAAGGTCAATTCCATTATAGAACCACATACGTTTTCCCTTAGCGTACTCAAAAGCCGGTTGCCGGTCGTCAACAGATATAATACTTCCTGAATATTGGGGCTGTTCAAGGCTGTGATATGGCTTAAACTGAGCCATAAGCCGCTGTCTGTCTCCACTCCGGATGGCGAATGTGGCGATCTTATTTTCCCATTTTCTGAGCCAATTATAAACTGTGGCTTCACTAAGTTTTTTAAATTCTTTGTGATCGTAAAGTTCACCGGTTTCATTATTAATAACCTCTAAATACCCATTTAAAAAGGCATCGTATTGCCCGGCAACCTCGGTGTAAGTTGGTTTGTGTGGCTGAGTGGCGAACATATTGTTCAGCAACTTTATCACATCATCGGTAACCTTTAGCGCATTTGTATTACCATGCTTATCAGATATAAGACTGATGTAACCCAGTTTTTGATTTTGAAAATCGTTGTATGTTTGCTTAAATCGCTCTTCGCTACGCGGGAGGGTGTGCACCACACCAAATCGTTTTTCCTGAAATGGTTTAAAAGTCATAGCATCACTCCAGATGGTTTTCATTATTCCCTTAAGCGTTCCTGTTTTGCTCAGTATCTCACGTTCCCGATCCAGCTTAAGTGCCTGAAGTGATTTAAGGGTACTGGCATTTGTGATGTACTCTTCTTGTATATTATCTTTAATATATAATCCGTTAGCTAACTTAAAATTGGTATAAAAATCAACCGCGGCCTGATCCGTCTTGTAATACTTTTCAAGTATATGTTCTACTTTCCGTGGATCACCAATCGCCTCCTGAATTTCGCGTGGCAGGCTGTCAAAATCAATAAGCATCACCCTGCCATTACCACCTTTTTGCACCCGGCGTATACCATAACCACGCTTTTCCGCCCTATGAATAACCTCTTTCAAAACAGGATAGCTGCTATAAAACTTAGGCACAAGTTCCTCAAGAGTTACTACTAATATGTTATTCCAGGGTATTGGCATTATTCTTATTTTTTTATCCCCAATTCGGGGGCTGTCTTTCCAGCTGCCACGCTCGTTCCGCGCGTTACGTTTCGATGTTAAAAAGAGGCGTTCATTTTCATCTTTGTTGCCCTTCATACACAAAATCATGCACCGCTTCATATTCGCCTGTGCCTGGGATTGGCTTTAGCTTTACTTGCATTCGGCATCCTCTTTTCCGCGCTATTTCTATATAGTGGAGTAGCATATCGAGGTCGTGGCCGGAAATATTATCAATCAGAAGCGATAAACGCACTTCATCAACAGAGAGAAATAGACCCGATTGCGGTACCTCCAATAGCATTTTTCGTTTTCTGCGAAAAAGCCACTTACATTTGTTTTGGATTGTCACTGGTATTGCTGGCATTGCATTCAATATTATTAGCTTTTATTGGTGAGTAATTAGTTTGATTTATTGATTTTTAATAACCTTTACTTCTTTTGCGCCAAGGTTTTCTATTAAAATATACTCAAGCGCCTCGCCGATTGTATCAACACATTTTATAAAGTGTTCATCCCGATGAATCGAGCATCGTTTTTCTCCTTTATCAATATACCAAGTCTGATTTCCGCTCTTTGACTCAATCATTATTACCGTCTTTTCCAT